CATTTTGCTCCACATACGTGCGCCCCATTATGTCCCGGAACACTTTCCGACCTTTGGAATTAACTTTGTCAAGGGATGTCGCGTTTGGAGCAGGTTCCTTCTTGGAAACAGGAGCTGGGGGTGGAGTGCGTTCCTTCAATGAAATTGGCACAGTTGCCTTTGAGTATGGACTTGGACTTGGGGTTCGTTCCTTCTTTGAAACAGGAGCTGGCAATCTTTTAGATACAGGAGTAGGACTTCTGGCAGATTTGGCACTTGCATAACTAGAGGGAGATTCTTCATCTTCTTCATCTGCCCAGTATTTACCATCGCGAGGTTTCCATGGAGTTTTCTTCTTCACTGGTGTAACTCTGATTTCTCCACTCTCAAGGCTATTTGTTGGACTCATTTTTACATCTTTGATGGCTATGCCCCACTTGTCAGAACGCAGTTGTGGCAACTTTGCCCTGTCATCTGCTGGGATCCGATTCCACAGAGTCTGGAGAACTTTGTAATCTGGGTTGTACCAGGGAAAACTACGCTGCTTGATGATTCTGTTAGAATAATCCACCAGAGTTTGCTTGCCATTGATTTGTTTCTCCGTCCATATCTCAGCAAATGACCTGTTTGACCCCTCTGACACCATGTCAGATACATCCTTGCCAATTTGAGCAGGGAAGTTGGCTGGCATTCTTATCGCAAAGCCAAAGTCAATCAATTTTGCCCTCCCTGTAGAAGAATCTATCATAATGTTTTCGCGGTGCAAATCACCGTGTACATAACCCGCAAGCCATAGAGAACACACAATTTGCTCCACATTCACATAAAGTCTTGCCATATATGACCTGCTTGGCAACATGGTTAAGAACTTAGCGAGGCTGACTGTCCCGGCAGGGTCCATCACGGTTATCGCAGTGTGCTGTGCTAATTTCCCCCCTTTGATAATATAACTCAAATAGAATTTTGGAACATTATCTGATATGCATGCTGGCTTTGTAGCACCAGGGATTCTGGCACACGAGGGCGTGTCGGTGAGATTCTTGTGAACCGTGTTTTCACGGATTGCTTCGGATATGAAGCGCCCGTCGTTCATCCGTCCTTGCTGCATCACTTCTTTGATTATGACTATCGAGCCAACTTTGGGGAACTCGTAAAATATCTTGCCACCACCGTACTGCATGCCTTCTTTCAACTTGCTGATGAGTTGTGGAGTAACCTTTGCCGCGTACACCTTACCATTGACCCCACCTCCAATGCGTTTTCCGTACTTTGAGACTATGAATGTCATATCATCTCTTGTTGTCTTTGTCTTTCTTGCAAAACCCTCGCCGGGAATTGGCAGGTTCTCTCTCGGGCTGAGACGTCCCTTTGGCAATCTATGGCTCTCTGGACCACCAGCCAATTCCGGTGACATTTTGTATGGGGAAGTTTTTACAGGATGCCTCTTCATTTACTTAACCCAACATTATTTAAATACATAGTTTTTGATGTTTAGGCACCAAAGAAGTTCTGAATCGACTTGATTACTTTGCGCATGATGCTTGGTCGTGAGCTTGTTGCCGTGTCTTCTGTATCGCCGTCGCCAGACATGATGATTGCATCAGCAGGATGATAATTCGATACAGCTGCAAGAAATTCTTCAACTTCATAAGAGTCCGACCGATAAAACGGAGCAGATGACTTCTTGGGCGCATCAGGAACCATGATGTCAATGGGGTGGGAGCGGACAGGAGTGTTCATGTTGTCAGTAAGTGATTTTCTCTTGCTTGTTGGCATTTTTATGTATACTTGCTAAACCAGGGTCAAATGACAAATATATCGACAAAATTAAACTTAAAATAATCTGATATGTGTGTATCATAGATATGGCTTCTCTCTTCGTGGTCACCCAAATTACAAACACCAAAAACATGGCAGGCATTCCTCATAACCACGCAATCGCTAACATTGACGGAGCCGCCATCTTTGGGTTCAGAAAGCTTCCTCTTGCAGCAAAATTTGCAAAGGCGATAGATCACCGCATTATTACAAACGCTGAGTATGTTTTCTGCGAAGACCTTGTAGAGCCATTTTCCAACTTGACAAGGGGTCAGGTTCTCAGTTTCAAGTATCCCTATGCAATCACCAAGGATGTCAGGTTTGACAACGTAATCATCGGTCGTGTAAAAGAGAGCGAACTAGTGGCTTATTGTTCTGCTCTGCAAGTTTCCACCGTGATGCTAAACGAAACATCTGATAGTCTGTATGTAGAGGACATTCTCAGCCCTGCCCGTTCCTTGCAGTATAGCGCAGGGTTTCTTGACTATCTCTACCACATTGAAGAAAGTGACTGATATATCGACACGTTATTTATAAGAAAACCATGATTTCTGATTTTGATGACCTTGAATAATTAAATATCATGTAAACTTAAACAAAACATGGTGGTAGAACTCACTAAACAGAAGTCAGGGCCAAAGAAATTCAAGGCAGTGTTCTTGGATGACAAGACAAAGAAAAAAGTGAAAACGGTTTACTTCGGACAATTTGGTGCAAGAGGATATGAGGACTCATTTGACCCTGGTATACATATTGTCACCAATGATTATATAATATAGATTTGGTGTCAACTTATTAATAATGAGTTCATTAGAAACAGTGTATCTCATATACGCAATATTTTTAGAGAGTCCTGAACTTCAAATATCATTCAAAGATGAATATCCGCAGTTTATATACACAAACAATGAACGCAAACAGTTATATATCGGGGTCACAAATAATTTCAACAAAAGAATGGAAGAGCATCGTAAAAATTCATTACAAATAGAAAATAAAACAAAACTATATAACTGTCTCAGATTTTATGAATTTGATAACTTTACAAAGATAATACTTCAGACTGATTTGACAAGAGAAGATTCAAGAGAAGCAGAAAAATTTTGGATTAAAGAGTTAGATACTTACAAAAATGGTCTGAATTCTACGGAAGGAGGCGATGGTGGGAGAACTCACTTTGGTTCAGGACATTCTGCTACATATCCCATAAAAATGTTGAATATGACTACCAAAGAAATATTGTATTTTGACTGGGTAGGAGACGCAGCAGAATATGTAGACACAGACCCTCATAATATTTATCAAATTTTTAGAGATAGCAATTCATCTCGACAAACATTTAGCAAAAAACAAGATGCTTGGTTTACGGCAAAACGTATGGGTGATGAAACAGAATGGGATTATGATATGATTCCTCAATCTAAAGAATTAAAAAAACCCATCATAATGATGAATATTGACACTCGTGTATCATTTAATTTTTCAGGTATTACAGACGCTGCCAGACACTTTAATATTACTGCTTCTAGAATATCTGGTGTTCTAGCAGAAAATGAACGTCATAAACAATTATATATAGGAGATGACAGATATGATATTCAATATGACCCGCCAACACGCTTGTGGAATTTTGATATCCCACCTAAACAGTTTCCCGTTATTGCGTTTGACCAAGATGAAAATGATGAAAATCCAGTATATCATTTTGATTCTGCTACCATTGCGGCACAAAATACAGGTATCAGCAAATATCATATTTCTTCTAGTGCGCGGCACGATAGATGGTATACAGGCAAACTGAATGGCAGACGTCTTCGTTGGGAATTTGAGGATATGGAGAAAAGAAAAACACAAAAGATTCGCAAAGAAAAGAAATTCATTCGAAAATGAAACAATTATATAAGTTATATGTAATACAATACACAAATGGTAGTTGAACTCACAAAGTTAAAAAGCGGGGAAAAGAAGTTTCAGGCAGTGTTCTTTGATGATAAAACAGGTAAAAAAATAAAAACAGTTCGCTTTGGCGCCAGAGGATATAGCGACTATCTACATCACAAAGATCCCGCACGCATGAAGAGATATGTAATCAGACATCAGAAAAGAGAAGACTGGACAAGAGCCGGAAAGCACACACCAGGGTTCTGGAGCAAACACTTGCTATGGAGCAAACCTTCTTTCACAGATGCTTTGAAGTTGACGCAGTCTAAAGTCGGAGAGAGAATTGTATATAAAAAATAAAAAAAAACATATTATCATCTTAAAGTACCATGAGTTATTTCCTGACTCCGTGGAACAATAATTTTGATGAGATATATGCTTCTGGAAACATTATTACAGAACAATATTTCATAGGAAATGGAGCTTTCCTAACTGGAGCAACTTTTACTCCACCAGCAGTTTCATCATCTGACATCCGAGGCAACGTTATTGGATCATACGCCAACGTGACCAACATCATCGCAACTGCTGGCAACATCGCAAATGTCCGCTTTGC